GAGAGTGGTATCGCTGGCTTTGCAGGCATGCCGATTTTCCAGTCGTTTTACGAATTGTATTCGCGTAGTTCGGAAGGTTTCAAGATCAATAAATTACACAGAGCTGATGGAGGTCTCAAGCTTGCCTCGCGTGGTATGCACCGCAAGTCCAGGCCAATTGACGATCGTACACGCTATTCGTTTTGGCTTGCTTGGGGTGTGTTGCCAGATGCGCAGATCCACACGGAGGAGATGTTTTCAACCATGCATCTTCACTATCACGATCCGGTTCTTTCTTTTGAGTCGTTAGGGTTGCCTACTTATTTCTAATGGGTTGATTGGGGTAGGTTTAGAAGGAGAGCGGAACGTCTCCACCCCTTACCGAGTTTATTGGGTTGTCTAGATTAATGGGAGCAAAACGGTGCTGCTTAGGGTTTGTTACCCTATGGCTTAATACTTCCGTACTAAGGGATTGGCTTGTTAATGTCATGTATTCCCGGAATGTCGAACGACTGCACGCTTTCGCGCTTGAAGGTTAGTCCCCAAGTGTACTAGACAATGTACAGTCTCACTGCTGTTGGTGGGATCCAATACACAACAGAAATGGCGAATAAATCAAAGAAACAAAACAAGAAGACAATCCAGCACGTTTATCGTGGTGTGAAAGATAACCTAGTGGTTGATGCCAGAGCAACATCTCTGTCAGCAGCCGTGCCCGGGGCGAACGCTACGGTGACGTATTGTTTGTCCCCATTGGGAATAGGTGGCCAGAAGACTGCTGACGGCACCGTCAGTCTGGTTGAGACACCCCATTTGCCCTGGTTGTACCAAACAGCTAGGAATTTTGAGTTGTATCGTGTGACCAGCGCAAGAGCCTGTTTCGTGGCCAATTCTTCCACAACCGCGACGGGGAACTTTTCGGTTGTATCTTCCCCTGACTATAGTGATGGTGCTGCAAGTTCTTTTGCCACCAATCCTACAGGGTATCCGATGTCTGGTTTGGCGAATAAGGATGTCAAGGTTCCGCTTCGTGTTGACACTTCCTGGAAGAAGGTCAGTTACGTTACCATGCAGCTGTACGGCGCTGGTACCAACGCACTTAACTATGCGATTAATACTGTTAACGATCTTTCTGTGGGTTGTTTCACTGTGTCGATGAATTCGACCACTACGGTGGGTCTTATTTACATAGAATACGATGTTGAATTCAAGAATCCCATCAATAATCTCTTGAATATCTAGGTTTGTTTGTCTGGGAGTTGCTTTAATGCCACAGTGCGTCTGTGGGAGAGCTCGGTGTGGCTCTATAAATCGAGATCGTTGGGTCGTCCGACGGTTTAATGGTTCCATCAGTAGAGACTATCAACGAAAGGGAGTTGTGTCCCCTGACAACGATGATGCTTGGTGGGTTGACCACGACGGCACAAGGTTGTGTGCTGATATACCTGAAAACAGTAGCTTTCTTGTAAATATTATCGATCGATTCCTTGGGAAGGTAAGGCGCACCCTAAATGCGCATGTTCGCCACCGGCGAGAGTTTAGAGTTGTGCGAGTGTACTTGGACGAGCAGCCAAGGTACCCGGAGTATCTCTTTCCTCTAGATAATCCACGTAATCCATTATCCGTTGAGCACTGCAACGGAGGGGCGGATCACACGTGTGCAGAGTCAGTCTGCGGCCACTAAAT